GAGCGTGCCAGAGTGGCCAACCAACTCAGTGCCATTGACTTTGAGGAAATGGATGACTTTCCTCCTGGCAGCGAAGTGATCACTCCTGAACTGCCCAAATACTGGCAGTACCTTAGAGATCGTGGTGTGCCTGAAGACTTTCCAGCCATGACTACCATACGCACTGATGGTGTTCACTGGGTGCGTGAACACATCACTATTCCATTTACTCACGATGGGCGTGTGGTGGGCTGGACTGCCAGAATGTTAGATGGCCGTGCGCCCAAGTTCATCAGTCATGCTCAACCAGGCTATGTGTTTGGTATTGATCTACAGCCGGCCAACTGGCAACATGTGTTGGTCATGGAAGGCATCTTTGATGCACTCAGCACTGGCGGTGTGGCAGTGATGCACAACACCATTTCAGATGCACAGGCCAGGCTGATACGCACTCTAGACCGTGCAGTCACTGTGGTGCCAGATCAGGATCGTGCTGGATTGGAACTGATTGATCGTGCTGTGGAACTGGGCTGGGCCGTAAGCATACCTGACTGGCCCGATTGCAAAGACGCCAATGATGCTGTGCGAAAGTACGGACGCTTGGCAACACTGCTAACTATTATGCAGGCACGTGAAACCAGCCGTGTCAAAATTGAATTGAGGAAAAAACAACTTGCTAAAAGATTACTCAGTTGATGTGCAACGACTGTTTTTGGAAATGATGCTGGAGGACGCAGCCAGTTATGTTCGCGTTCAAAACATCTACAATCCAGACAACTTTGATCGCAGTTTGAGATCTGCGGCCAAGTTTATCAAAGAGCATTCGGATCAACACAAAACACTGCCAGACCGTATACAGATCTCTGCCACCACTGGAGTGAAGCTGGAGCCAGTGCCTGATCTCAATGAAGGCCACTATGAGTGGTTCATGACTGAGTTTGAAGCATTTACTCGACGACAAGAGCTGGAACGTGCTATTCTCAAGTCAGCAGACTTGTTGGAAAAAGGTGAGTTTGAGCCTGTAGAAAAACTGATCAAGGATGCTGTGCAGATTAGCTTGACCAAGGATCTTGGCACAGACTTTTGGCTTGATCCTGAAGGCATGTTCAGCAAATACTTTGATGCTGGCGGACAGGTCAGCACAGGCTGGGGACAACTGGATCGACTGCTGTATGGTGGCTTCAGCAGAGGCGAACTCAATATCTTTGCCGGCGGTTCAGGTTCAGGCAAGAGTCTTGTGATGATGAACATTGCGCTGAACTGGGTGCAGCAAGGTTTGCATGGTGTTTACATCACTCTAGAACTTTCAGAAGAACTCACTGGTCTACGCACAGCAGCCATGTTGACCAACATGAGCACCAAAGAAATTCGCAAGGACAAAGAAACAGCAGCACTCAAGGTCCGGCTGGTGGGCAAAAAATCTGGCAGCTACCAAGTCAAGGCTTTGCCAGCACAGAGCAACATCAATGACATTCGTGCGTTCTTGAAAGAGTATCAGATCAAGACTGGGCACCGGGTGGACTTTATCATGGTAGACTACTTGGACTTGCTGATGCCTGTCAGTGCCAAGGTCAGCCCCAACGACTTGTTTGTCAAAGACAAGTATGTTTCAGAAGAATTGAGAAATCTAGCCAAAGAGCTGGGTATCTTGATGGTCACTGCATCGCAGTTGAACCGGTCGGCTGTGGAGGAAATTGAGTTTGATCACTCGCACATATCGGGTGGTATCTCAAAGATCAACACAGCAGACAACGTGTTTGGTATCTTTACGTCACGGGCCATGAAGGAACGTGGCAAGTATCAAATACAGTGTATGAAGTCGCGCTCGTCCACGGGCGTGGGGCAAAAAATTGACTTGGAGTACAACATTGAAACCATGCGCATTACTGACTTGGCCGAAGACGAACAATATCAAGAGTTTAAGAAGCGAGCACCTTCTATCTACGAATCAATCAAGGCCAAAAGCCAGATTGTTCCAGGCGAAGCCACTGCCACTGAACCCGACGAGCCAGGCAAAATCACAGCTGATGTTCAAAGTACCAAACTGAAACAATTGCTGGGTAAGATCAAAACATCATGACAATCGAACACAAATATCTCATAGATTTTTGGGGCGGCAGTCACGGACATTTTCTTGAATATGTAATTAATTGTTGGATCTTTGATGCTCCAAGAGTAAAAAATCTTTTTACTCACACCGGAGCCTGTCATGGAGCAAAAGCACAAAAACTATATAGAGACAAGGCCATAGTTGATTGCGGACATTTTAGTCAGCATGATATCAAAGTCCAACATGCTCCAGACAAGATAGTCAAGATAGTGATTGATGATTTTGTTGGTTCTTGTTGTTATCAAATCAACATTGTTTGTAGGGCCGGCGACATACCTAAAAAAAACAAAGAAGCACACAGTCTGCCTGCTGATGTTGTCAGTGATCCTGTATTGCTACGTATGGACTACTATTCTAAGTTTACCGACAGTGAATGTGGTTACAAGTTGCCAGGACAGTGGAAGTTTAAAAACATCCTAGCTTTAGAAATAAACATGAGCTTGCTATATGACTTTGTTTCTTTCTTGTCAACTCTGAAACACATTGCTGAATTCCTTGACCATACATTCCGGCCAGACCAGGAATTGTTTACAGTATGGGAAAAATTCATTGAACTCAATCAAGGATGGCAATCCTGGGTCAAATGTAATAGTTTGGTCAAAGCAATTTTAGCAAATCAAGACTGTGAAGTAGATTTAACTGTTGAACAACAGGCTTTGCTGAATGTATTGTTGTCGAGAACCATTGGTATCTTTGATGGCGAACTATTCTCAGCGGTGCATTATCCTAACAACACAAAAATTATTCACAGTTTGATAAAGCAGCATTTAGACTCATTCGATTCTAAGTTTTAAAATATTCATCAATGTCTATGGCAGAAACATCTTTGCGATGCACCTGTAGAAACTGCGAACCTTCTCTGCTGTAACGTCGGCCCTGACCCACAATCACTGATCCATTTGAGTATTTGACAGGTCGATCAACAATAAGATCCACATATTCTCCTTCGCCTACTCCCAGTGTGATAAAGTGAATGTACTGTTGCCGATCACGTCGGAACACTCGTGAGTTGGCCACTATGCCAGCAAACTGATAGTATTCTGAATACAGTCCTTGCACACCCATATTGGGCAAGAATCCTGGAGAGTTCCAGGCGCCGTGTTCCTTAAAACTTTCTACAGGATCTTCAGCAATCCAATTAGCAAACCCCAGATCACGTAGATCCCATCCTGCTCGTTTGGCTTCGTTGCGATAGACCCAACGAGCATATGATCCTTGACAGTGCTTGAGAGCTGCTCGCCAAAACTCGCGAGGATTGTGGGCCTTTTGATAGGCCAAAGCCCAGATCAGCCTGCCAAGATTCACAGCATGAGCACGACACAGACCAAAGCCTGATAGATTCAACATCTCCTTATAGATGTCGTCTTTCAGGGGATGATCGCCCAGCCGGTTCATGAACTCCATGACTTTTTCTTCGTTTTTTTTGGCAAACGCACGACGATACATGTCGGCTTCGTATGCGTTTACCCCAATCAGTTTCATGATGCGTTCTATAGCGTCATCCTCGCACACAATGGCACGTTCTTTGACACCGTCCGCAGTCCAGTCACGAAACCACGCTGCCTTGCGCCGCCCTTCCATGGCCACAGGACGCACTAGAGCAGTGGCAAACACACAGTCTGCTACAGATGTGGGTTTGATGGCACGAAACAGTCGTCGCATGGCCGGGCTTTCGCCTTGTGTTACTCCCAACACATCACCACGAGCCAGCAGGTCTGCTGTGGCTTCGTCCTCGGTGGGATATTCGTGTATCATGCGTGTAGGATCAATTTCCATGAGCTGGCTCAGGCCACGATTGGCCAGGATGTCTACTTTGAGATGCTCAAGATCTTCAACTTCGTTTTTGTCCAGCAGGATAAGATTGTCTTCGCGGAACAGGCTTTTGGGTAGCTGACGATCAAACACAATCACACCGCCGCAGTGTTTGCTCAAACAGCGAGTTTTGCCCATGAGCTTTTTTTCTATGCGGCGTGCTTCAGTTTCGTCTACACCCAGTTTCTTGTAGTCAATGTCTCTGGGCAGTCGTCCCTTTGCGCCTAATCTGCGAGCAGCTTCACGTCGTGCTGACTTTTCTTTGTATAGCACATAGTTAGATATGCGAGCAGTGCGGCCAGGCCAAGCGTCAAATATACGCTGCATGGCCAGCTCTTGTTTGTGATGCGGAACATCGATGTCTACATCGGGTAAGTCATCTCTTAGTGGGTTGAGAAAGCGAGCAAAAGGTATGTTCCACTCTATGGGATCCACATCAGTGATGCCCATGAGATAACACACCAGGCTGGAGCCTGCTGAGCCACGAGTCATGTGGGGAATGTCTGAGTTGAGATCCAGCACACGCCGGATTTTGAGAAAGTATTCTGTGAAGCGTTGAGCTACTATTACTTCAAATTCTTCTACTAGTCTGTGTTGATATTGTTCTGAGTCTGGACAAGGTCTTCGAAATTGTTTGAGTAGTGCTTCTATCTGTTCTAGTTCTGTCATAAAATGCCTTAGTTGTTGCCTTACAGGATATTTAATATGGTCTGATCAAGTGGATAAAATTTGAGCAAAACTCTAAACTACCCGGTGGGTCAAATCAAAAAGAATTATGTGTAAAATCAACTAAATAATTCAAAGGTCCAAACGCAGATGCACAAACGCACTCGCAGCATATTAGAAGAACTTGATGATCTATACATTGAGCGAGATCGTCGCCTGTTTATTGAAAACCGCGCGGCCAACATCATTGCCAACGCCATTAGATTATTGGAACAGATTGACTCAGAGTTCCCACCTGATCAAGCTGAAAATCTCACTAGAAAGTTGCTGAATGCTATTCGCACCAGAGACTCTGGTAAGTTTGCAAGATCAGTGAGAAGAACCAATGTTGATTCATGAAATATTTGCTCGTAAACCTGTAAAAGAAGCTTTTCCAGTCAAGGGCATGCAACCTGTGGTTCGTCGCCCGGCACCGGCTGCTGCGCCTGCTCTGCCTGCTCCTAGCAGACCATTGGGGCCTGTTAGACCCACACCGACCAACGATCCCAATGTAATTGACGTAGATGCCAAAGTAGTACCCGATTGGACCCCTACCAACCCCAATGTCGGACCAGGCGGCAGCCGAGAAGCACAGGCTTGGCGTGCACAACAAGCCGCGTTAAAAACTGCTCCCCAAACTGCTGCGGCTGTTGATACACCCGCACCAACAGCCGCTGCTCAATCTGCTACCGCTGCTACCGCTGCGACCGGAGCAGGTGCACCACCTACTGCAACACCTCCTTCGGCTGCTGCTACACCTAAGCCAGCAGCCGCTGCTCCAGCATCTCGAGTAGCACCCAACTCTCCGGCCCCTCGAGCTGGTTTTATGAAAAACACTGCTGAGTATTTTGCAAACAAATGGCTGCAAGCTGCAGGAGTACCTCAGGATCAAATCAGCAATATGGCCTGGGACCCAGGCGGACACATGGCTGCTAGCATGGGCCAAGGCAGCGCCACATTGGCCAAAGTTGAAAATAATATAGCCGAACGTTTGTTTAGAGAATATTTTAGTGTTGACAGAAACACTGGCAGAGTCAAAGGCACACTCAATAGCGAAAAAGTACCGCTAAATCGACAAAGCATTGAAAAAGCAGTAAAGTTGGTCAACTCGGCTGAAAGCCGGTTGCCTATAGATATCAAGAAAGCTGTTGATAGATTCATGCAACTGTTAACTCAGCGCAATAATGAAGTTAAAAAGCAACAACAATCCAAAGGAGCACCTGCTCCGGCTCTTGGACCAAAGGCTGCTACAGCACCGGCTGCCACTGGCATGAGCTATCCTGGCGGCCAACCTATCACACCAGATGATCCTGTATACAAACTGGCCAAAGCACAAGGCAAGATATGAAACTTTTAGAAGGTGGCAACGTATTCAAAGATGCCGATGGCAATGCCCTGACGCAGCGCATCAATCAGAGCGACGTGGCACAAACTATACAGTGGTTGGAAATGGTCACTGGCCTAGAATTTCCCAGAGAGCGTTGGATAGGCAGCACTGGTCGTACACCCACATCGGGAGACTTAGATTTGGCTGTGGATACCAGTGCCATGACCAAAGAGCAGTTGGCAGCCCGACTCACTCAGCTGGTACAGAGCCATGGCGAAGATCCTAGAAACTGGGTCAAAAAAGCTGGCGAAGTGCATTTTAGAACACCCATCAATGGCAATCCCAACAATGGCTATGTGCAGACTGACTTCATGTTCATGCCCAATCTGGACTGGGGCACTTTTTACTACGGTGGCGCATCTGCTGGGTACAAAGGCATGGTGCGCAATGTGCTGTTGAGCAGCATTGCCAAAACACTGGGCTTCAAAGTTGGACTCAACGGCATGTTCAGTCGTGCCACCAATGAGTTGGTCAAAGGCGGCACAGATCCTGATTACGTAGCGCAAGTGCTGTTGGGCAAAAATGCCACCAGAGAAAATCTACGCACAGTGGAATCAATTTATGCTACCCTGGCCCGCGACAGTGATCGTGATGCCAAGCTCAAAGATTTTCGTGAATATTTGGCCAGAGAAGGCCTGCAAGAACCTGACCTAGTGCGTGAAAACAGTGACGTACACTTTTTGGCACGCCTGCGTGACCGTATTGTGAACCAAGGCATGTCTGCATTGATCGAAACAGAAAAAGCCAATCCTTATCAGATTTACGAAGCCGAAGAAACCGGAGTGGGCGGCCGAGCCAAAGGCATTGAACACCTAGAAGATTTGGTATTTCGCAAAGGTTCAGCTGGTGTAGAACAAGCTCTGGCCATAATTCAACATGCGGCCGAAGCTCCCCAGCGCACTGTGAGTGTGAAGTGGGATGGTAAACCTGCTGTGGTGTTTGGACGCAAGCCAGCTACTGGTGAATTTGTGCTCACAGACGGATCAGGTTTTGAAGCCAAAGGCTACGATGGCCTGGCCACATCGCCCGAAATGATGGCTCAGATACAGAACACACGCAAAGGCGAACGTGGAGAGTTGATTCAGCTCTATGCTGATCTTTGGCCGCAGTTGGCGGCTGCTGTGCCCACCAATTTTAGAGGTTATGTCAAAGGTGACCTGCTGTACTATCCTGAAAATCCTTGGGAAGAACAAGCAGGCAACTTGGTGTTTAAACCCAACACTGTGCAATACCGCATACCCATGAAATCAGCATTGGGTCAACGCATTGCCAACAGCACCACAGGCATTGCCATGCACACCATGTACGCAGATCAAGGCGAAGCCAAACAGCCTCTAAGTAGAGTTAAATTCAACGAAGTGCCTGGTTTGTTGTTGATTGAACCAATCTACGGAAAAAACATTGCCGGCGCTGAGCCAGCACAGTCTCAAGCCAGACTAATTGGTCAAATCAAACAGATCCTGGCCAGCAAAGGTGCTGCCATTGACACCCTGTTCAACCCTGCAGAACTCAGAGCCATGCAGATCACAGACTTGGCCAAACTGTGTGTGGACTACATCAATGCACGTATTCGCACAGGCGGCAACTTTGACAATTTGTTGGCCGACTTTGGACGATATCTGCAGGCCACGGTGACTCCTCGCAAGTTTGCCAACATTGTGGAATACCTGCGCAGCCCTGCTTCTAACACCGAAGGCATGGCAGCAGCGTTCACACTGTTTCTGTTGCTGCACGAACTAAAACTGGACATCTTGCGTAACTTGGATACCAAAGATCCTGGACACGAAGGCTGGGTAATGGCCACACCTGCAGGCTATGCTAAAGCGGTAAATCGCTTTGATTTTACCGCTAGAAATGCCGCACGAAACAATCCTCAACAGGCGTAATTTTTGCCAAAAGACTAAATAAAAGCAGGTCCACCGAGACCATTAACTTTAAAGGATTTTATCATGGCATATTTCGCACCCGTAAATGGCGATTCACAACCAGTATTCGCATTAGACACACGTAACGGTCCAGTTGCTCCTAGCACTTCATTGGCTGGCGTTCCTGTTCAACCACAAGGTCCAAAACTGGACTTCTTCCGCTTGGTCGCTAATACCAGCGTAAACGGCGAAGGCGGCGTAACAGAATACGTTGCTAACGTGTTGCAAGCAATTCAACAAACTTCAACTGTGGCCATGTACCAAGTTGACGGCGTTGCAATTTCAGTTGCTACATACCCGACAGGCGCTTTTGCTAACGCCAGCACCAATACTTCTGCTGCTGTAATGTTGGCTGCTGCCAATATTACCTACACTGGTTTCCAGTTAGACAGTTGCACAAGCGTTGGCTTCAAGCTAACAACCTAATCAATCATTTGATTCGATCAACCCCGGAACTAAAAACTCCGGGGTTTTTGTTTGGCGTTAAATACTCACAGAATGATCATACGATGTAGAACTCTGCTTGACTGCACTTGCACTGGAGTCACTGGACACTTTCGTGCCAGTCAAGCGCCCTATGCTGATCGCACTGGTCGAATAATCCACAACATTGAAGATTGGAATCGTGCACGTAATCAACATCGTAATTGGGAAACACTGGTGCAGATGATCAGTCTAAGAGCACAGCCCACAATCGAATCTGAACCCGAGTGCGTGGATGGTTCCTGGCAGTTTGATTTTTCAGTGGAAACTGCTGGTGTTTATTCAGTTAACAATGATCTTGACAATCTAGATGGTCTAATTGCCGAATGCGAAGATATTCCCATGGTAACAGGACTGGACGAATTGCCCGGAGTTCAACCTTGTTTGACTGTGGCAGGCCCACATCAAAATTTATGGTTTGAAACCATAAATAAATGATCTGGAGATCCAAATGTCTGACACCACTGACATCGAAAAGAAAAGTCTTGAAGCTCACGTTGAATTGTGTGCCGAGCGATATCGGGCTTTGGAACTGCAAATAGTCACTGTCAAAACTGACATAGAAGATGTCAAAACTGTGGTAAACGAAGTGCATGACATAGTGCATGACATGGCCGAAAAACGCAATTCACAGTTGATCAACTGGGGTCTGGGTATTATTGCATTTTTAGTAGGCACCGTAGGGTGGCTTCTGACCAACTACGTTATAAAATGAAATCTAATCACAAGTTAGAACAATGGGCTGAAAAAGAAGTCAAGCGCAACATTCACACCATGATTGTGAACATAGACAATGATAACTATGTGGCATTTGGGAAATATTATCTGAGCCTATCTCAACAGTCAGTGACGGTTTATAATCTCAGCGGCGACTTGATCGGCGAGTTTGCCAACAAACGCACAGCCATAAGCTGGTGTGTGGCCGATAACAAAAACATGCTGTCCCTAGCGCAAAATATCAAAAACTTAGATAGAAAAAAAAATCTTCTGTCTGCAGATATTCATTGTAGAAAATCTCTGGCCGACCGTAGTCGTCAGTCAGGGTTTAACGAGATGGTGCTGACCAAATTACAAACCAAAATTGAGCAACATGTCATGGTTGACCGTGAACTTGAAAAATGCCTAAATCTGGCTAAATACATACAACTTAGAGGATTCCAAAATGAAATTGCAAGAACTAGCGGCCATTAAGCCAACTAAACAAATTGCCAAAGCTTTCGAAAGCTACTTTGGCACACAAATGCAGTTTGATCGCTTGACTTCAAAACAAGCTCGCAACATGTTGTCTCGTGTGCAAAATACTCTGCAGGAAACACGCCGTCAGCACGCATTTCATCGCAGTGAACATAACCCAGCTTATCTCAAACTGGTCATGATGGAACAGGCTTTGGCAGCCAGAGTCAAAGAAACCACTGTGCCTGGTACGCCAGGCACTGCGCCCGGTGCACCTGCTGCACCAGGTGCTGCTCCTACCGCAGCTCAAAACACTGGTGTCATGATGCAAAACATCAAGAAGTTCAAAGACCCTGCCACGGTCACAGCGTTGACCAAAGCCAGCAAAGGTCAGAGCCTCACTCCGGACGAACAGAAACTTGTGGCCGGCGCTGCACTGATGCAAACTGAAAGTCGTTTGAGTCAAGCGTATAAAATGCTTAAAGAAAGTGAAGTGCAACAGGCTCAAGTTGTTCTTGCAGCTCAAGACATGGTGGACAAAATGCAGAGTATGTTGGAAGATGCCAGCGAAATGCAATTCAAAGAGCTGCCTGCCCTAGTTGACTCAATCAAGAATCAAGTAGGCATTGAACAAGCGCAACAGTTCAACACTGACGCCACTGCTGCTCTCACTGGACTGATGCAAAACCTTCAAGGTGCCAAACAACAGTTAGATGCTGCTTTGGGTGTGGTCACAGGTCAAACACCTCCTCCAGATGCAGGCATAGCTGCCATGGGCGCTGCTCCAGCACCTGCTGCTGACATGGCTGATGCAGGCATGGATGATCTTGACGCTGCTGCTGATGCCGCTGCTGCTGGTGACATGGCTGCTGCGCCTGACGAAGAAGAACCAGCTTCGCCCAGCGCCCTGGGCCGCGGCCGCAGATAATGCGTATTAATGAAGTTGAAACACAAACCACTGGAGCCGATCCCAATGCACTGTTGGGATTGGTAAACTTTCTGGCTGGTCGAGCAGACGACACCAATGCTCAAAAGCAAATCAGCCAAGACGCATTCATTCAAGCAGCCCAAAGCCTGGGCATCAACATAACCAAACAGAATCTCATTGACGTGGTCAGTCAACCTCCACTGAGTGGAGTGTTGGAGCCATTGGATCCAAATTCAGAAATGATCAGTTTCAAAGGTGCTGACATTGGACCACAAAAACTCAGTGTGCCGCAGGCTCAACAGGTTGTGAACAAAATGGCAAAATCTGCTATGAAACGCGGTCAATAATCCACAGTCAGCTTGACTGTGTTGAGATTTTCCTGTATAATTTGCAAAAAGGAATGTCAACATGGCATATTCATCTCAGGTCATTGACCATTATGAAAATCCGCGTAATGTGGGCAGTTTTGACAAAGGTGATGACAGTGTGGGCACTGG